CCTCACCCGCGCCGCCGCGGCGGCCGGCCTTGAGGTGAAGGCCTGGCAGAGATGAAGACGCTCACCGTCTTCGACGACGCGCAGGCCGCAGGTGGGACCGTCCTGCGGACCGCTCTTGCCGGGCGCCCTGAGGCGTTCGTGCAGGACGTGACCGTCGGCACGAAGGTCCCGAAGGACCGGGCCCCGGAGCTGGAGCCGCCGCCGTATGTCATGGTCCGCAAGGACGGCGACAGCCCGCACCCGTCCATGGCCAACGCCCGCGTCACGCTGCGGGTCACCGTCTGGCACGAGGACGACGACCAGGCGCACGACCTCGCGATGCTCTGCCAGGGCCTGCTCATCGTCCACTCCGGCCCCGTCATCCGCGGGGTGCGCCCGGGCACCGGGCCGCTGCCCGCCGTCGACGACGCCTCCGGCTACCCCATGAGCACGTTCACCGTGCTCGCCAACATCAAGCCCCGGATCGCCTGACCGGGCGGTTGCTGAACCGCGGCTCCCTGCTGACCTGCTATCCGAGAGGAGGGCGCCGTGGCCGGCGACCCGACAAAGGCAAATCTCTGGACCGACGCGGACGTGTACGTGTCGTGGAACCTCGCCGCCGCTCAGCCCGCCGACGCCGAGACGGCGTTCGGTTCGGACTGGAAGCTGATCGGTCTCCTCGACGGGGACGAGGGTTTCCCCGAGACCCGCGACGAGGACACCGACGACAAGTTCGCCTGGGGCGGCATCCTCGTCCGCACCGCCCGGAACCACTTCAAGCTCACCAAGAGCTTCACGGCGCTCGAGGACAACGAGTGGACGCGGAAGCTGGTGTGGCCCGGGTCCACCGCGACCAAGATCAAGGTGCCCCGGCCGGAGCGGGTGCTGGTGGCGTTCGAGACCCGCGAGGGCGACAAGGTCCGCCGTCTGATCACGACGCAGTACGCGGAGTGCTCGCTCGACGGCGACCACGGCGAGAACGAGACCGACCTCGAGTCCGCCACGATCTCCTGCACGATCTTCCCGGACGACGAGGGCTGGCTCTTCGACCGGCAGGACACCCCCGTCCTGGCCTCGATCTCCGTCGCCCCGGCCACCCTGAGCGTGGCCGACGGTGAGATCGGCGCCCTGGCGGCGACCGCCACCTACTCCGACGCCAGCACCGCCGACGTGACCGCCGAGGCTTCCTGGGGCTCCTCGGACCCGACCAAGGCCACCGTCTCCGCCGGGTTCGTCACCGGTATCGCGGCCGGCTCCTCGACCGTGACGGCCACCTACCTCGGCGAGAGCGACACCTGCGCCGTCACCGTCACGGCCTGACCCATCGCCCGGGGCGCGGGCAGTTCGTCGCGGTTCGGACCGCGCCCCGGTGCATCACCCACCCACCGAACCGCGACGTGAGGAGGCGAAGGCCCCATGCCTCTGCAGCAGTTCACCGACGCCGAGCTGTACGAGAAAGCCCTGCAGCTCGGCGTGATCGGGCACGGCGAGGACCTGCCCCGCAACCAGCGCTCGAAGGTGGTGGCCGCCCTCATCGAGGAGCGGCGCGCCAGCGCCCGGCAGGAGCAGGCGCAGGAGCCGACGTGCGCGAAGGAGATCGTCGTCCAGCCCGGCGGCGCCGTGCTCGTCGACGGCGAGCCGTTCCCGTGGCTGATCGCCAAGCAGCCCATGGAGATCGGCCTGAACCCCGAGGGCATCAGCACCGTCCGCCTGACGCTGCTGACCGAGACCGTCCAGGTCCTCAAGCCCAAGCAGAACCCTGAGAGCGAGAGCGAGTAACACCCATGACCAGCCGAACCGCGACCAAGACCACCCAGAGCAAGCCCCCGGCGAGGCCGGACGACAAGCCGTTCGACTTCAACCTCGACGCCGTCAAGGCCGAAGTCGAGTCGACCCCGTTCGTCGTGCACTGGAACGGCCGCCCGTTCACCTTCCAGCACATGCAGGAACTCGACTCCTGGGAGCTCCTGGCGGCCGCCGACAGCGGCGACGTCGGGGCCGTCACCGGCTCGCTGCGGCTGGCCCTCGGCGAGCAGTGGGACGACTTCCGCAAGAAGCCCCTCCCGCAGTACAAGCTGATGCCCCTGTTCAAGGCCTGGCAGAAGCACTGCGGGATGGAAGAGGGGGAATCCTCGGCCTCGTCCGACTCCTGAGCGAGTACGGCGAGGCAGTCCAAGCCGACCTGCGCGAGCACTACGGCATCCGCCTCAGTGATCTGTTCGCGCGTGACCCTTACGGCCGGCCGCTGCTGACGTGGCGGGAGCTCGGCGGCTACGTCCGCCAGCTCCCCCCGCACGCCCGCACCCGCCTGGTCGTGGGAGACACCGACAGCGTGTGGGGCCTGCAGGAGCACCTGACCGCACTCGTCATCGACGAGCTGCGGGTGGCGAACTGGCAGCGCGCCAACGAGGGCGTCAAGAAGTCCAAGCAGACCAAGCCGCCCAAGCCGGTACCCCGGCCCGGGCTGGGACGCGGCCACGACAAGAACAGCCCCGAGCGGGTGGCCAAACGCAAGGCCGCCCTCGAGCGCGCCGCCGACCGGCGCCGCGCGATCGCCTCCGGGGAGATCCGCTGACCAACAACTGAATACCGGAGGTGCCCATGCCGTCCGTCGGTTACGCCACGCTGCAGATCATCCCCTCCGTACGCGGGATCGGCGATGAGCTGCGCAGCCAGCTCATCGGCCCGGCCGAGGACGCCGGCGAGGAGGCCGGGCAGGAGTCAGGATCCCGGTTCAGCGAGAAGTGGAAGGCGGGCCTGGCCGCGGCCGGCGCTGCGGCCGGCGCCGTCCTCGTCGCGGCCACCGTCTCGGCGGTGGAGAAGGAACGGCTAGCCGACCGGCTGTCCGCTCAACTCGGCCTGACCGGAAGCGGTGCCAAGCAGGCGGGCGAGGTCGCGGGCCGCCTGTACTCGAAGGCGGTCGTGGACTCCTTCGAGGAGGGCGCCGCCGCCGTCCGGACGGTGATGGGCTCGGGCCTCATCGACAGCAAGGCCTCGGCCAAGAGCATCGAGTCCATCACCACGAAGGTCAGCGACCTGGCGACGACGTTCGACCAGGACCTGATCATGACCGCGAACGCGGCCACGCAGCTGCTGCGCACCGGGCTGGCGAAAGACGGCACCCAGGCCCTGGACCTCCTCACCCGCGGTCTGCAGGGCCCGGCCGACAAGGCCGGTGACCTGCTGGAGACCGTGAACGAGTACTCCGTCCAGTGGCGGAAGATGGGCTTGGACGGCTCCACCGGCATCGGCCTGCTCAACCAGGCCGTCCAAGGCGGCGCGCGGGACGCGGACATCGCGGCGGACGCCATCAAGGAGTTCGCCATCCGCGCGGTGGACGGCTCCGACACCACCAAGGACGGCTTCAAGGCCCTGGGCCTGGAGGCCGACTCCATGGCCGCCAAGTTCGGCAAGGGCGGGAAGGTCGCCACCGGGGCACTGGACCTCACCCTGGACCGGCTGCGCGCCATCGAGGACCCCGTCAAGCGCGAGGCCGCAGCGGTCGCTCTCTTCGGTACCCAGGCCGAGGACTTGGGCGCGGCCCTCTTCAAGATGGACGTGTCCACCGCGGCCGACAGCCTCGGCAAGGTGGGCGGCGCCGCCAAGCGGGTAGGCGACACCATCCGCGGCAACACGGCCACCGAACTGAAGGTGCTGCAGCGGCAGCTCATGAGCGGCGTCGGCAAGGTGGTGGACGCCGTTGTCCTGCCGGCCCTGCTCGGCCTGATCCAAGGCATCCGCTGGGTCGGCGAAGCGGCCGGGGCAACGGGCCGCTGGTTCCAGGAGTGGGGCGCGTGGCTGCTCCCGGTCATCACCCTCGTCGGCGGCCTGACCATTGCGCTCAACGCACAGGCGATCGCGACGGGTTTCGTGACGGCGGTGTTCTCGGCGTACCGGGCGGCAATCCTCATCGGCACCGCGGTGACGAGCGGGTTCGCCGCCGCGCAGGCCGTGCTCAACGCAGTGATGGCGCTCAACCCGTTCGTGCTGGTGGCGATCGCCCTGGTCGCCCTGGGCGTGGCACTGGTCGTCGCGTACAAGAAGTCCGAGACCTTCCGCAACATCGTGCAGGCGGCGTTCAAGGCGATCTCGGTGGCGGCGCTGTGGCTGTGGGACGTCGTGCTGAAGCCGGTGATCGGCTTCATCGTCAAGGCCTTCCAGTGGTGGTGGACCGCCGCGAAGGTGTATTTCACGGCGGTCGGTGTCTTCTTCTACGTCCTCGGCGCGGCCGCGGTCTGGCTGTGGGAGAAGGCGATCTGGCCCGTCATCGGCTGGATCATCGCCGGATTCAAGCTGTGGTGGACCGGGGCGAAGCTGTACTTCTCCCTGGTCCGCGCCGGATTCCGGGCCGTCGGAACGGCCGCGATGTGGCTGTGGGACTACGCCATCTCGCCCGTGATCGATCTGATCGTCGGCGGTTTCAAGCTGTGGTGGGCCGGGGTCAAGGTCTACTTCGGATTCGTCCGCGCCGGCTTCCGGGCCGTCGGAGCCGGAGCCACCTGGCTGTGGAAGAACGCCATCTCCCCAGCCCTGTCCGGGATCAAGTCGGTCATCGCCGACGGCTACAACGTCGGGATCCGGCCCGTCTTCGACAAGCTGCGCGCGGCGGTCGGCAAGGTCGGCGACGCGTTCGCCACGGCCAAGGACGCCATCAAGCTGGCCTGGGACAAGGTCAAGGGCATCGCGAAGGCACCCGTCGCCTTCGTGGTCAACACCGTCTACAACTCCGGCATCGTGCCCGTCTGGAACAAGGTGGCCGGGGCGTTCGGCGCGCCGAAGCTGGACAAGATGAAGGCCTTCGCCACCGGCGGTGTCCTGCCCGGCTACACCCCGGGCCGGGACGTGCACCTGGCGGCGCTGTCCGGCGGCGAAGCCATCATGCGGCCGGAGTGGACGCGCGCGGTCGGCCCCGGCTACGTCAACACCATGAACGCCGCCGCACGCGGCGGAGGCATCCGCGGCGTGCAGCGGGCCCTCGGTCTGCCGGGGTTCGCGGACGGCGGGATCTTCGGCTGGGTGAAGGGGGCCGCCTCCAAGGGTGTGGACCTGGCGAAGTCGGGGGTGTCGTGGCTGAAGGACGGTATGAAGGCCAGCGCCCTCGCCGGGATCAACAAGGTGGTCAAGCCGCTCATCGAGCGGATCTCTGGGTCCGCGTCGCTGTACCGGGACATGATCACCAAGGTCCCGGAGAAGATGGTCAAGTCCCTGCTGGGCTACACCGAAACGGCGGACACGAAGCTCGATGCGGCAGGCATCGGCGGGAAGGGCTACAAGGCGGCCCTCGCCTGGGCGCGCACCCAGAACGGGAAGCCGTACCAGTGGGGCGGCAACGGCAATCCGTCGTGGGACTGCTCGGGGTTCATGTCGGCGATCGAGTCCGTGATCCGTGGGCAGAAGCCGCACCGGCGCTGGGCGACCGGCGCGTTCTCCGGTTCGTCGGCCCCGGCCGGCTGGGTGAAGGGCGCGAGTTCCCCCTTCCGCATCGGGATCACGAACGCCGGCGTCGGCCACACCGCAGGCACCCTGAACGGCGTCAACGTCGAGAGCAGGGGCGGGGACGGCGTGATCGTCGGCTCCCGCGCCCGCAGTTACCGCTCGTCGCTGTTCACCGACACCTATGGTTTCAAGGGGTACGCCACGGGCACCCGCGGCGCCACCGCTGGCTGGGCCTGGGTCGGCGAGCTCGGTCCCGAACTGGTGCGCTTCGGCGGCGGCGAGGAAGTCCTCAACCACCGCGACTCGCTCAGGTTCGCGTCCACCACAGGCGCCCTGCCGGGCTACGCCAAGGGCACTCTGAGCGCCCGCAGGAAGGCGGAGACGGCCGCGCGCAAGCAGGTCCCCGGGGATCTCGCGGCGGCGACGAAGGCCCTCACGGGCAGCGCGGCGGACATTAAGAAGGCGTTCGACGAGCTGACCAAGGACCTCCGCGCCACAGGGGCGGCGGGCAAGGTGCTGGCCATCTCTACGGTGAAGGCTTCCGCGAAGCTGCAGGCGCTGGCCAAGCAGCGCGACAGCGTGGACGCGAGGTTGGAGGCCGCGAAGTCGGCGGCCTCGGACCAGAAGAAGTCCGCCGCCGACTTCTTCGGGCTCTCGGCGGTCGGCGAAGTGTCGACATTCTCCGACCTGCTCGGCGGGCTGAAGTCTCGCCAGGCCGAGGCCGACACCTTCCGCAAGCAGATCGCGAGCCTGTCGAAGAAGGGCGTCAGCCAGGACATCATCAGCCAGCTCGTCGCGATGGGTCCCGAGGGCGCCCTCATCGACCTGGTCGCGGGGGCGTCCAAGAGCCAGCTCGGGCAGCTGAACAAGGTCGCCAAGGCAGGCGGCGCCCTGTCGACGTCGTACGGCCGCACCATGGCGGACGCGATGTTCGACGCGGGTACGCAGGCCGGACGGGGGTTCCTGACCGGTCTGCAGGCGCAGGAGGCCGAGCTGCAGAAGGCGATGAACCGGCTCGGTGACGCGCTCGTCGACGGCATCAAGAAGAAGCTGAAGATCAAGTCGCCGTCGAGGGCCACCGAGTGGGTCGGCGAGATGACCGGCGCCGGCGTCGGCGTCGGCCTGGACAAGACCGCCGCCACCGTGGCGGCGGCCGCCGCCCGGGTCGCGGACGCCGCTGTCCCCGACGTCCCGGCCGTGTCCCCGGCAGGCATCGCCCGCGCGGCGTCTACCCCGCAGGGCCTGGCGCCGGGCACCAGGCTGCGCCTGGTGGTGGGCGAGCACGAGTTCGACGCCTACGTCGACGACCGTGCCAATGCCCGCGTGGACGCCGGGCTCACCCGCGTGCGCCGCACGGCGGCCGCCGGCCGCAAGTAGAGAGGAGGGACCGCCGGATGCCGATGATCGTGGACCCCGACGTACCGCCCATCACCCCGCCGGAGACCGTCACCAGCCCCGACAGCTGGCTCACGGCCGTCGTCGACGCCACCTGGGCCGGGGTGGTCCTGGCCGTCGACTACACCGCCGGCACCCCGCTCGCCGATGTGGCCGACGTGCACCGGGTCCTGATCACCCGCCAGGACCCGGGCGCGGCCGCGCCCGTGCCCGTGCGGGGGGCGAACACCGCGTGGGCGCTGGAGGGCTCCGGGCAGGCCTACGACCATGAGGCGCCGCTCGGCGTCGGGGTCACCTACATCGCGCGCCCGCAGTACGCGGATGGCAGCTGGGGGCCGGAGTCCTCGCTCGGCATCACCGTGCCCGCGCCGGCGCCGACAGCGGACGTGTGGTTGAAGTCGATCGATCTGCCGGGGGCGTCGGCGCGGGTGACCGTGACCGCGTGGCCGCAGCTGGCGTGGGCCGCCCGCATCGACCAGGCGGTCGTGGCGGGGAGCGCGTTCCCGGCGGCCGGGCAGGACGTGTACGGGGCGGCCGCCTCCGACATCACCCTGGACGCCGAGGGCGACGCGATCGAGGCGGTGCGGGAGCTGCTGACCACACCGGGGGTGCGGCTGCTGCAGACCCGTCCCGGCTACCACCGCCCCGACATGTACGTGCTGCTGTCCGACCCGGCCGAGTCCGTCGACGCGGGCCCGGACGGCTCCCGCACGTTCACCGCCGCGCTGGTCCAGGTGGAGCGGCCGGACACCGAGGGGCAGCCGATGCGGATGCCGGACTGGTCCTACGACGTCCTGGCGGGGGCGTACGCGTCGTACGACGCGTTCGCCGCCGCGTACTCCTCGTACGCGTCGCTGGCGACCAACGGGGTCATCTGATGCTGCCGATCCACCCCCGCGTCCTGGCGGCGCTGCCGCAGGCGGTCGGCCGGCCGTACTTCGCGGAGTGGACCAACGACGGCGGAGCCACGTGGACCCGGTGCCCGATCGCGGCCGGGTCAGGGTCGGTCGCCGGGGACCGTACCGCGGAGGTCCGCTACACCGCAGGCGCCGACCTGGTCGGCGTCAGCGGCGGCCGCCACGGCGTCAACTCCATCGCCACCAACGTCCGCCTCTGGCAGGGCATCACGCTGCCGCGCGCGGATCCGATCTGGTTCCCGGCCGGGCGGTACACCGTCACCCGCACCCGTCTCAACCGGTCGGGGACGATGTCGGTGGAGCTGGACGGCCTCGAGGACGAGCTCCGCGCCGCGTCGTTCCCGACCGCCAGGACGGTCGGGCCGGGGTTCGCCCGCGGCCTGGTCGAAGGGCTCGTCGGGGAGGCCCTGCCGGGGATCCCAGTGGCGTGGCGGGCCGGGATCAACCCGGACACGCTGGTGCCGCAGATCGCGGCGACGGAGGACCGGTGGATGGTGCTGTCCGGCGGCGCCGACAGCACGGGCACCGACAGCGGCATCGTCTCGGCGCTGGCCGGGGAGATCTGGGCGGACGCCCGCGGCATCATCGTCATCGGCCCCGTCCCCACCCTCAACGATCCGGTCGTGTGGATCATCCGGCGGGGGCAGGGCGGGGCGCTAGTCGAGCCGCAGGCCGAGCAGACCGCCGAGGGCCTGGCGAACGTATGGGCCGTCACCGGCGACGGAGGCGACGGAGCTCCGGCCGTGGGGCC